TTGAAATTAACTAAGTCATCAATAGCTAATATAACTCCAGCAGATAAGACTATAGACTATTACGATTCTGAAGTCAAAGGGCTTATATTAAGAGTATCAAAAACTGGCGTTATGTCATTTAGATTAAGATATACACTTAATAAAAAAACCAAGTTATATACCATTGGACAGCTTGGAGCTATTACGCTATTACAAGCTAAGACAGAAGCTCAAAGACTTAATGTATTAATTGCACAAGGTATAGATATTGTAGATAAGAAAAAGCAAGATATAAAAGATGCTCAATCTATTACTTATGGAGAATATTTAGAAGAGTTCTACTTTAAATGGTTCAAGAATAATCATAAGAGCTGGAAGAAAAATAATAGCTGGTTGAAGTATGTATGTCATGATCTATATAAAAAAGATATTGATTACGTAAACAACAAAAATAACATATCAAAATATTTAAATACATTAAAAGAATCTAAGCACTGGAGCAATGCAACTACAAATAGGGTTCTTGCAATGATTAAAGGTAGTATTAGTAGAGCTGTTGAGTATGGTTATATAGATAAAAACAATTTATCAAATTATAAAAAACTACCTGTTAAGAGTGAAAATATAAGATACTTACATGATGATGAAACTATAAGATTTTTTGATAATATTGATAATGTAAAAGAACCTTACAAAACTATAATATTATTTGCTTATTATACAGGTATGCGTAAAAGCGAGATATTGACTTTATCATGGGAAGATATAAACCATGTATCTAAATCAATAAATATAAAAGCTCACAAGACAAAAACTAACAAGTCTAGAGATGTACCAATACACTCCAAGCTATGGTTAGAAATTGAAAAAATGAAAATAAAAAAACATGGTTTAATTTTTACCAAAGAAACTGGCGAAGATATAAAACATTTTGAAAAACAGTGGAGATGCTTCAAGAAAAAAGCAGAGATAGAAAATTTTAGATTCCACGATTTAAGACATAATTTTTGTAGTATGTTAGTGATGAAAGGCGTACCTATATACACTGTAGCACAGTTAGCAGGGCATAGTGATGTTAAAACCACTCAGATATATGCACATCTAAGCCCTGATGTTAAGAAGTCTGCTGTAGATATGATTTAGTTATTTTTTTAGTGTATCAATTCCTAAAGCTCGCCACATATAAGTAGGTTTTAAGAAATTGTCTGTCAACATAGGTGTGTTATTGTTCATTTTAGCTTGTAGATCTATAATAGATTCTCTAATATATCTTTTAAGATCGTAAATCTTGGTAATTAAAAAATCTAGCTCACAAACTTGGCGATAAACATCATGACCTTGTTTATGAAATTCTCTAAGCATTTTTTGTAGTTCACTATCTTTTTTATCAAATAGAGTTTGATTAATAGGTTGTAATACATCTTGACTAGATTTGTACTTGACTGCTTTTCTAGTAGGAACTTCGCCACCTAGAAATGATACTAATTCAGTATAGTCTGATTGTAGTACATCTTTGTAGCTACCTACTTCAAATTTATCTTTTATCTGAGTGTAGATAGTTTGATAATGCTCTGAACTATTTTTTGCTTTGTGAGCTACTATCTGTTGGATTTTTCTTTGCTGTGCTGGTGTAAGAGTTTCTTGTTGATTCTCTAGTTTAGCTATCTTAGATTCTAATTCTTTGGTTTGCTGACTGATTAAAGTATCTTGCATAGCATTAAAAGCATTAATATATGCTATTTTAAATTCCATAGCTTTCTTGCCTGTAAAACCCATAGCAAGAAGCACGAAACCATCTTTAGTGATATTGTACTGCTTATATGTTCTTATAGCTCCGTTACCAGTTACAACATCTTTGAACGATAACGCAAAATTGCGTTCTCGATAATCGTTAGGTATATCAAGGCTTTCAATATCTCTTGTAACATTGCTATGACGCTTATTAAAGACTTTAGCAATATCATTACTGGTTGTTAGTATTTGGTTATTGTCTTGGAAGATTTTTATTTCTTTCATTTAGTTGTTCCTTTTAGTTTTTTATCAAAAATATCGGGTGGTTGATAACATGCTAAAAGATCATGCGCTTACACTTTCCCATTACTGGTCTTTTATGGCATAAGCCCACCCGAAACTTATATCGATAAACGGCTACTCAAAATTGAGTAATCGTTAAACTTCGGAATATTTTTGAAAGATTAATGTCGTAATCTATCCGTCTTTTAGCAGTGGGTTATCAAGCCCAACCCCTACAGAATAAAATAAAAAAAAGAGGTTGTCAATATTTAACATTATGAGTTAATAAGATGCTTAAAATCTTTATATTTTATTTTGTCTGATTCTCCTTTTTTATTGCATGTTTTAAGCTCACCTCTATCTATCATATTGTAGATAGTAGCTTTACTTCTATTTATAAGGACAGCAACCATAGCTACAGGATAAGCTATTTCATCATTGCTTGTATCAGATTTAATTTTACTTGCAAGTAACTCTATAGCATTAGCTAAAGGCTGTATGGCTTCTTGCACCTTATTTTGTATGATATCTTCTATGCTCATAACATCTCCTTTAAGCCACTTTAGGCAACATATTTATAAACTTGTTGATAAAATAAAGTTGAGCTTTACCAGTAACTTTATGATGCATAAGTTACCCCTTTTATAATTCTTGCCATTGTAGTCTTACCAACATTATATTTTATAGCCATCTTAGCAAAACTGGTTTTTGATTTATTGTACTCATTTCTAATGCTATATACCTCATCCATAGTGAATTTGCGTAGTTTACGAGCTGCCTCTTTACCTATATCACTAAGCCTTGAATAGTCTTGATTCTTGGTAACATCGTAAGAGTGTTTAGTGTTTTCTGAATTATTACACCATTCAAGATTTGAAATATGATTGTTACCCCTATCACCATCAATATGATTCACACAATTCCTGTTTGTATCTTTCTTTAAAAATGCTTTTGCAACAAGTCTATGTACAGACAATAATCTTGTTTTTTTATTGTCATCAAATAAATCAACCATAATATAACCATTCCTGTTTTTTTGAACAATACGCTCTTTTATAATATTTTGTTTATTATATCTTAGGCTTATTATCCTGCCGTAATTAGAAACAACATAATTACTATATCCTTTGATTATTTTAAATTCTTCATCTTTATGTTTTTGAAAATTTTGTTTAATAAGCTTTGCAAGCTCTCCTACAAGTATGGCACTTTTAGAAGCAGAAACAGCATCAGCAAATAATACTTTTGGTTTTTGCTGTTCAATAGTGTTTAAAGCTATTTGTTTTTTCTCTACTTCATCTGCCCATGCTCGAGCTGCGATAGCTGGATTAGTGAAGTCAGGCAATTGTAAAGAATTACTTAATAGCTGTTTTTCACACTCTATGAAATATTTTCTAGCTTGCTTACCTTTTTCACTTCTTTGTAACATAGATATTTCTTTTGCCATATCAATAGTAATAATATAATCAATTTGAGTAGCATTGTTCGCTTCCATTTTTTTATGGAGGCGGATATAGTCTATATTTTCCTCAAACTCATATTTATCTATTCTATTTTTTATCCATGTTGAAAAGTCTTGCTTACTTTCTAAAAAACTATATAACTCTCTAGCATTAACACTATTAATCGCTTCACTGCCTATTTTATTTTTTGATATTTCTATATTCATAATATTCTCCTTACCTATAATTTAATGTGGCAAAGTATTGATATATAAGGCTTTCATTACTTGTTACGCATACCAACACTTATAAAATTTGTATTTGATTACTTATATGAAACCTTTGTACTTAAAGGCTTTGATTGTGGTTTAATTGCTTGACTATATTATTTATATATTCTCAAATTCTTTTTTTAGTTCTAGGTATTTTTGATACCTTCTATCTCTAGGACTTGTTTTGTTTTCATCTTCAATTTTTAATTTATCAAAAATTTTTTTAAATTTATCCTCAACAAAATTCTCTATCTCTTTTTCATCATTTGAAACAATAAATGAGATAGGTAATCTGATATTTCCATGCTCATTATCAATATCATGAGATTTTTCTAGTCTTAGATAAATATGTTCTTCTTCTATATCTTCAATATATGTATAATCGTAAAAATATTCAAAGTAACTAAGCTTATTTTTAACTCTTTGTTGGAGTTCAGCGTTATCAATACTATCCAGTTTTTTTATCACATTAAAGTTAATACTTTTATATACTTCATCACATCGTTCTTCTAATTCATCATTAAGCTTTTTATATAAAACAATATCTTCTTTATTCATTATCTTTCTCCCATAAATATAATCCAGCTTTGTAAACTGCTTCAAATTCTGTTGGATATTCAAAAGATTGTGTAGGCTTATTTAGAAAATGCATATTTGCTTTATATCCTTTGCCTTTTTTATTCCACCCGCTATATATACCATTATTAAATTTATCTTTAACCCACTCCTTAATTCTGTGCATTAGTTCGTATTTGTTTACTTCGAAGTCATAACTATAATCTCTCATTATGCGTATTAATTGTTCATTGTTATATTTTATTGAATCTCCACCAATATCCTTGCGAATCTTACAACCCAAAACATCACTCAAAAAATCTTTATTTAGCTCCATTGCTTTCTCCATCTTGAACATATTTCAACTCATATTCACAATCCTCTAAAGCATTTATTATCGACTGAATCCTTGATTTTAGATTATTAATGTCTTTATCGTACAAGTGCAATGATGCAATAGATAGATAGCTATTCTTATTCTTTAATTTGCTATAGTTTTTACCATTACACATGTTTGCAAAGTAAATACCATTATCTTGTAACCAAATCCTGATGTAATATTTGTCTGTATGACAGTTTGTGTTAAGCTTTATTTTCATTTAAGACTCCTTAATAAGCTTTATGATATTTTTTCCAACCCATACCCATTATCTATACAAAGATGCTCATTTCTCACAAGCTTATAATTGCTAAATTTTTTGTTAAAAATATTAAAATGCTTTGATTGCTTTAGTTTTGCAACTATGTTAGCTGGGTTAATTCTTGCCAATTCTTCCTCTTTAGTTAGATATGACATCTTAATACCGTTAATTCTATTATTTTCATAAAGCTTGTCTTTTTCTTCTTTATGCTTACATATCTTATAGATATCATCTTTATGTATAAATCTAGCTCTACCATGTCCAGCAGGTGCTATATCTTCATAAGTTTGCAAATTCAAATCATTAATATAGTTGTTAATACTTTGTCTAGAAACGCCCATTAGGTTAGCAAGCTCTAAGCAAGTCATATCGTTTTTTACTTCAACAATATTATTATTAAAAACAAAATTTCTTCTACTGTATTTATTTTTTCTTATGAACTCCTGTATCTCTTTTGCTTCAGATTCAGTAACATATTTGTACCATCTACCACCATTACCATGCTGTTTAGGATATATACCAAGCTCCCTAATTCGGTAATTAAGAGCAGTTCTTGATATGGATATTTCTTGGCTTAATTCTTTTAATTTAACTTGATTAATCATCACACACCTCATTAATAAGTTTCATTATCCGCCCCGGCGTTTCTTTTACCCAGCAAATATTAGAATCATCTTCATTACAAGGCTCATAATCCATATACATATCATCTTCTTTATTGCCAAACCTAATCCAAGTACCGTTAAATTCAATATCATGATGAAATGCAAATATCTTATTGATATTCACAAACACCGCATAATCAGTCCCATAAGGGTGTAATTTTATAAACTTACTCATTGTTGGATACCTCCTCCATGTCGACTATAAACTCATTATTTGATCTCGCATCTTACCAGCGATTTTTTTACCAGATAATTCAATTCTTTCAATAACTGCAACATTGGTTAACTTACCATCTGATATAGCTTGAGACCATGCGCTTTTGTTTTTTGAAAAATCATCCCAAGAATACCAATCCTCATCCTTTTGAATACTTTGTTTACTGCTACTTTGCTTTGGTATGCTTTGAGCATCATCATCCTCTTGAGTTAATCCAGCAATAGCACTCAAGCAATATCTTCTCGCATAAGTAAGACCTGCTCCCTGCTGTTGTAAGTTATTACAACTTTTCATTGGCACATTTTCTAGGTCAAAATATGACTTAATCCATTGCCCGCTAGAGTGCATTAGCATAGTAACGAGCATTTGCTTGCCATTTTCATGGCTTTGTATTAATTGAGTAACACTAAGCCCATTTTTAGCAAAAGGCTCTCTTAAAGCCTCTAAACAGCTTGCCAAATCAGCATACTTATAACCGTACGCTTGCTTATCTTTTGACACATTTTGTATTTCGCTTTGAGCTTTGCATAATGATGTTGCAATCTCATTAATGTTTTCGCTATGTAAATCCATTTCATAAACCCTTATATAATTATTTAATCAACAACCTCTTATCATCATTAACCAGCCTAGCTCCAAGAATATCTTGTCCAGCTTTCAAAGCTTTTTTAATCAATGTTTTGTTAGGTACAAATTCAATCTTACCCAAGTCTTTTGGTATCTGTGCATCATCATCTATGACAACTTTTTCAATACCTGCTGGTACAGATAATTTAATAATTCCAAAATCGAACTTATCGCCTTGACTGACATTCTCAAGAACGTAATCTTTTAACCTTTCTACTAGGTTATCTTTAGTCTTTTTAAGATTTTGAAGTCTTTTAATCTCTTGCTGAATCGCTAAAGAATCAGCCTCTAAGCTCTTAATATAAAGCAATATGTTTTTAATCTTCTCTTGCTTATCCATTTGAAGCTTATCTAAAAGCTCATTGTATTGCTCTTTGCTTATAACTTCTCCAGTTTCAGTATTTGCTACCATGTCATCTAAATCAAGAATGTTATTGATAGCTTGCTCAAGCTCATGTGAAATTTGATATAAATTACTCATTTCTTAACTCCGTTAAACTCTCTATATTCATCTGCAAACTTTTTAAAGTCTTGTTTGCTTAAACTTCTTAACTGCCTAAATGTAGGCATCTGAAAAAACGGATTAGCTGGGTGTTGTATGTTCATAATAATCACCTACTTAATAACAATTCGCTTGTGCTCTCTTACAAGCCTTACACCTTGTATATCTAAGCCTAGCTTTAAAGCTTTCTTTAAGTCTGCTTTAATTGGTTTGTATTCAACTTTCATGAAGTCAGTAGGTATCTTTGCCTCATCATCAATTTCGACCCTTTCAAGACCTTTAAGTACTGATATGGATATATCATCAAAATCATGTTTCTCACCTTGTTGCATATTATCTAAAAGATATTTTTTAAGTCTTTCTACTTGATTAGCTCTTACTGATTTCTTTTGCTGTATAGCTTTTATTCTCTTTGATAGCGCTTCAACTTCAGCTTCTACAGACTCAATATAAAGCAAGATGTTATGTATCTTATCCTCTCGCTTCATTTCAATATCTGATAGCATTTGCTGATATTCTTCTTGTGTGTGGACTTCGCCAGTTTCTGAATTTACGCTAAACTCATCTACTTCAAGATAGTTGTTTAGCATCTCGTATAGTTCACTATTTATGTTGTATAAATTTCTCATCTCAATAACCTCTCCTAAACATTTTCTTAACAAAAAGATAAATACTTGCTATCTTTTTAGATTTAAAATCTTTAATAATTTTCCAGTAGTTTTTATCATCATAGACAACGTAAACATTACCTTTTCTTAATAAGTATCTTTGTTCTAATCTAAGCATCTGAATCACCACTTAAACCATATTTGTTCTTAATCCATTCGATTGCTTCAAAATAAATTTCTTCACCAAGATCTAAATCATCGCAAATAATCATGCACCCACATTCTTCTTTTTCATTATTTATATACGCTTCAACTCTTATTTTATTTTTACTCATCTTTAACCTCCAAAATCTGTCTCAATATAGGCTTCCATTTTCTCCACCACTTCAAGGCTTCTTTACCATCCATGGCTATAATTTCTTTATCGGTAAAATTCCACCATTCATCAAATGTGTGATTCTCACAACCTATTTTTATGTGATTATCAGTAGCAGTAATGTTGTATATTTCATAATTAATACTTAGTACTTTTTTTGAAACCCTAGCATCGCCAAAAACCCTAGCATCGCCAAAAACCCTAGCATTGCCGTAAACCCAAGCATTGTCGTAAACCCAAGCATTGCCGGAAACCCAAGCATTGTCGTAAACCCTAGCATCGCCAAAAACCCTAGCATTGCCGGAAACCCAAGCATTGTCGTAAACCCAAGCATCGCCATAATGACTTAGATTATCTTCTTTACTAATAAAACCTCCTAATTCGCCTTTGATAACGTTGCCAAAACTTACTAAAGCTTTTATTCTAAAAATCTTTCTACCTAAAAAATCCAATTTAAATTCTTTTGTTAATTTATATTTTTCATAACATCTCCTAAGCCACCAATGCTGGCAAGTTTTTATTTTCTACTACTTCAAATTTTTTCATTAATACTGAGTACGCTCTGTAATCGTGATAACAACCTGAATTATCGTAACGAGGGTTATTACAGTTGTAATCAATATCGAACTTGATATTTACCCAAGCATTAACAATTAAGTTATCACTCAACTTAATTTCTATTTCGTGGTCATCATTCAAATAACCATTATCGAAGTCGATTAAGTGCATACTATGAGTTCCTTTATTGAAATCTAAAATAATGTGCCAAATATTCTCAACTTCTTCATCTAGACACTCAGACAAGAAAGTTTTCATCTGCTCATCATCAAGCTTTGATACTTCTAAGTTATCTAGCTCAATCTCGTAAAATTCTGATAGGTCTATAATGTTTCTAGTACTCATAATTCATCTCCAAAATCAAAAAATCTAACAGCATCCTCAATATCTCCCATGACATTATTTGCATCTCGAATAACTCTTTTAAGTCTTTCATTTTGATGATTAACTCTCTCAAAACTCTCAATTAAAAGATTAAAATCAAATTCATGCTCGGTATCTCTAAGAAACGACTTAATCATTTCTATTGCTATTTGTGTACTATCCATAATCATCTCCTTTTATATAAAACTTATAAGTGATGCTCCACGTGTTGTGCGGTTGTGTGTGTAAATCAATAGAGCATCATTTATAGGTTCTAGTTACATTAATGGATAGCTCGCATTGCGCCCTGTAAATTAATAAATTCGCAAGCTATCTACTAATGTAATTAGCAACCTTATCTTTCACTTACTTAGCAACAAACTCTATTTATGTCGCTCTGTTCGGTTATCATTCAGGTTTTAGGTTTTTAAGTATCTTCTTTAGTTGTCATCACTCGACTAACTGTAAATATATTGTAAAGCTCACTTTACACATTGTCAACAAAAATTGTAAAATAATTGTAATTTATTTACATATAATTTACACAAATATTTTTAACTGCTGTAAAATAAAGGTGTTGAATGGTTGTGAAAATTGAAAATTAAGGATTTAAAAAATGACAGAGATACAGAAAAGAGATGAAGCCTATAAAGAATTATTTTATCAGCAATGCAAAAAAGAATTTTTTATAAATAGGGTAATTAATAATGAATTGAATGACTTAGACCTAGACTATATACTTTATATTAAAGATAAACTTAAAAATGTAAGGGATATATTCATGGAGCCATCACAGGGTCTAGCTATGATTAAGTTAACTAAAGAAGCTTTCAATCTGCTAAACAATATACGTAACAAAGGCAAAATAAGTAAAAAAGAAATATCGGAGCTAGAAGATTATATGCTTGAAATGAAACATAATCTTAATGATGCTTATGATAAAATTTTTGAGTTACATGAAAAGCTAAATGAATTATCTAAACAGTCACAAATTGCTGATTACAAGAAATGCACTAATTGTGGGAAAGAAATGAGATTTACTGATTTTGTAATAAATAATAAAATCCCTGAATTTGCTAGAGGTGTATATAAAGATTATAAATATCGCTGCGATGACTGCAATGTGGAAATAATTGTTCCATGTCCTGATTTAGGTAAAAAATGAAAAAACTAATCCCAATATTACTAGCAATAATTATACTTCAATTATCATATTTGTGTTTTGAGTCTTACACATCATCTGCAATATTGCATGAGTTAGCAAAAGCAGAATGTGACAATAACTATCCAAATATGTGTAAATTTTTAGATAAAAAAGAATTTGATAAGAAAGGGTTTGTTAAGATATAAACTGTCTTGCTGGTGGTATAACAGCCTTAACAACACCTTTGATAGTAACTTGACTACCTTTAGGTATTACAAAGCCATCGCGACCTAAATACTTTTCATTTAATGGTTCTAGATACATATTGCCAACTTCTCCAGTAAGAAGCTTTACAGTAGCTTCATTATTGCCCTCTATGTAGGCAACAACAATATCCCCAATGTGATAATTTTTCTTAGTGTCTACAACTAGATATTCATCAGGGTATAAACATTTCTTATGAGATTTATTTAGCATACTATCGCCGTTAACCTTAACAATAAAGTCTTTGTCTGGGTCAAAATCAACATTTGGAGGTAATATTATTTGCTCAAGTTCAGAAGTATCTATATTAGACAAGCTAGTGAAGTGTCCAGCTTGTACGTAATCAAGAACTGGAGCATAAATAACTTTTTTAGCTTCTTTTGAAAGATTGTAAAAGTCCTGCTTGGTAGCTTCCTCTTTTTTATAAACATCCGTACCAATTTTATATAAATCCAATACATCTAGAAGTTTATCTAATGTATCATCGTGAGGCTTCTTATCTGTATCTATCCAAGAATCAAGAGTAGGTCTACTTGTACCTACTGTTTTAGATACATACATTTTTGTTAATTTAAGCTCTTTCATTCTTTGTGATATTAAATCGCCAGTTAATTTCATAGCTAATATCTCCTTAATTAGGGCACTAGAAATAATATCAAAAAAATGTAGATGTGTAAAATACGCTTTACAAAAAATTAACAAATAATTGTAAAGTTTTAGTAGATAAATCTTGCTTATTTTTTACATTTGATGTAATATTTATGTAAAGTTAAATGAATGGGTACTTACATGAATCTTGAAGACTTAATAAAAGAAGCTTCTAATTTAGTGGGCAATGAGTCAATAGTAGCTAAAAGAATTGGTGAAACAAGACAAAATTTAAGATATCACAAAATATACAACTCTAATAATCTTCATAAAAAAGTAGTTAAGGATTTAATAAGAAGGCTTAAATCACTAATAAGAAGAGAAAAAAGTAAATTAGAAAAAGGTGTTAAGCAATGAGTATAGAAGCATTAGACTGGGCATTTAATCAAGATGTTAAGCAATCATCAGCTAAGTTGGTTCTATTATCATTGGCTAATTATGCAAATGATGATGGTGTTTCTTATCCTAGCTGGGCAACATTAGAAGAAAGATGTACTTCTTCAAGAAAAACTATCTATAGATCAATAAAAAATCTTAAAGAATTAGGTCTTATTGAAGAGGTTTCAACTGACTATATCCCTAAGAAATATTTTAAGAATCAAAATTGTTATAGATTAGTTTTTGATAGTGTCAAAATTACACCAGTGTCAAAATTACACCAGTGTCAAAATGACCCTGATACTAGTGTCAAAATGACAAAAAATACTAGTGTCAAAATGACACCCAAATATAAAGAACAGTTTAATAAACCATCATTAAACGACGTTATTAGCTTTATCGTATCCAAAGGCTACTCTGAAGATTTAGCAAATATTGTTTATGAGACTTATGATTCTAACGATTGGAAAGATTCACACAATAACGTTATCAAGAACTGGAAGCTAAAGATAGTTAACAACTGGTTATCTAAAGAACATAACGACAAGTACAAGATTAATCAAAATGTTAAACCGATAGATCTAAACAATCTGCGCAGATATAGATTCACAACTAATCAGGCTTTTGAAAAGTTTAATGATTTGCATGATAACAAATTCATCTTGGTCGAAGATGGATATATAAGGCTAAAAGGTAGTATCTAATGGAAAATTTAAATGTGTTAAAAACAACTTTGTTTAATACTTTCTTGACTGCTAAACAGGATATTAGAAAGTGCACAGCAATGCTAAAGAAGTATTCTAGTAATCGAAATAAATCAGATTATGAATCAATAGTTGCTTATCTAAACTCTTGTTCAAGTTCAATAAAGAATAGCGACAATAAGCAGTATAAGGTCGTTAGTTCTATAGATAGAGTATCTGAAAGAATATCCAAGATGACTATAAGAAATTGCGACAATGATGAGATTGTAAAAAGCTACTTAAACTACTTGATGAGGTTAATAAATGAAATCCTTTAATAAACAAGACATAAGAGATATAAGCACATCTAAGTATGAGCAAATACTTGATGATTTACAACTTGATGTTAATGATAATATCATCTCTAATGCAGAAAGAAACGCCACAGCTGATAGAAAAAGAGAAGACTTAATAAATGAATATTTAGAGTATTTTAAAGATGATATAAGCCCTAAAGATTATATAAGTGAATACAATGAAATAAATAACTTATTAACTGCTGTTGAAAAGGATTATGTTACTTATGATATATCGAATATAACAGCTAAAAATAAATATAAAGATTACCTAAAATCTCTCGATATAGAGAGAAAAAATAAAATAGAAACTGGATTTCATGCCTTTGATAATGAAGTTAAAGGTATTAGCTCAGGATTAACTATTGTTACAGGTCTTAGTTCGCTTGGTAAGAGTACTTTTTGTACACAATTAGCAGACCAAATAGCAATGAGAGGCGATAAAGTCCTATATCTTAACGCTGAGATGCAAGATAGTCATGTTTTTAGTAAATCTATTACTAGATTAAGTGGCAAATATCAGCAACTTAGCTTCTATGACATATTAACAATTAAAGATTGTCAATTTCAGCCAAAAATAGACAGCTTCGTTAATTCTATTAATGACTTCAACACTTTTGCAGATAATCTAATAATCAAACAAGTTAGTAAAAACTGGGGTTCTGAATTAAGACAAGACATTAAGGCATTAACAAAGATTAATGACAATAAGCCACCAGTAGTTTTTATCGACTATATCCAAATACTTCCTACACTGCCAGAGTCTCAAAGTAGAGGTAATGAATACGTAGCTATTAATGAGACTGTGAGCGAGCTTAAAAGCATTATACAAGAAACAGGAGCTTACATAGTAGCTATCTCTAGTTTAAGCCGTGCAAGCTATGAAAAAGGTATTTCTTTAAGCTCATTAAAAGCAAGTGGTAATTTAGAATATTCTGCTGAAATGGTATTAGCTATCGAGCCTTGTAGGGATGAATTATGCGAGGGAGAGCCTATTTACGATAATAAAAAACAGCTATTTAATACCGACTTAATCAATACATGGAAAAAGCTTGATGAAAAAGTTGTAACCGTGAGAGTGCTTAAAAATCGAATGGGTCGTACAGGACATTCTTTTGATTTATTGTTTGAGAGTGCTAAGGCTAAATTTACTGAAAGTAGTATATAGGGGTTGATCATGTCAGAAGTAATTATCACAGTGTCAGCATATCCGCCAAGTGCTAATGATTTATATAAGCGCAATGCTAACGGTAGCCAAAGGCTATCAAAAGCACATAAGCAATTTAGAGATGAGATATTTTATTCTGCTTTATCTAGTAAAGAGATAGAGCAATACCCAGTAGAAATAAGCGTTTATTTATATATGAAAGATAAGCGTTTAAGGGATGTTGATAATGTTAATAAAACTGTTCTGGATGGCTTAGTTAAGGCGAAAGTTTTGAGAGATGATAACTGGAAGTATGTAAGAAGTGTAAAGACTGAGATAGTTTCACTTTGCCCAGTTAAGCAAGGTAAAACACTAATAAGGATCAAAAAATACGATGGTGGGAGTATATGAGTAGTTTAAATAATCAACAGTTATATAACAAAATTTTAACGACCGTTAAAAGCGTTTCTAGTGAGAGCTATGTGACTTTTGATAGCAGGGAATATATAGCAGTTGTTAATAATATCTTGAAAGGAGAAAAGAAAGAGTATAGAGCAACCACATTGTTAGAGTTGAAAGAAATAGTTGATGAGGTGATTAATGGTTAAAGATTGTAAAGATTGCAAATTTTATAAAAAGCTAATTATGGACAAATACGAATTTTGTAGATTGCACGGAGCAATAACATCAGCATCGCGTTCATATGATTGCGGAGTTGAAGATGCTAAACATTTCACACCTAAAAAAAGAATTTTTCAAAGAGTCAAAACAATTGAATATTTATGTTCTAAGTGTCATAAAAGAAAGATTTCAAAGGAGATTAAATAATGACAAATAAACAGTTTAATGATGCTTTGCAAGATTCAGCTAGTGAGCTTAATTTTATTGATAATTTAAGACAAGAACAAAGCAAAAAATTTAGAGAAAAAACAGAACATTGTAACAGTCTTATGGATGCTCATTGTGAGTATGAAGTTAAAGTTGAGAACGAGATAGTTGGCGATGCTGTAGAGCTTGAAGATAATCAAATAATGCTTAGTTGTGGGCGTGTTATAAAGATTTAAAATTAAAAAAAATAAGGATAATAAAATGTTAATGAAAATTATTGGATTAGTAAGATTTGTAAGGGATGTCGAATTGTCGCAAACTGCATCAGGTATGTCTGTAGCTAAAGGTACTTTTGTTAGTTCTGAAAAATACAAAGATCAAGAATCAAGTCTATTTCAGGATTTTGTTTGTTTTGGTAAGCAAGCAGAAGTTTTATCTCAGTATTCCGGAAAAAAAGGACAGCAAATATATGTTACTGGTAAGCTCAAAACAGAAAGCTGGGAAGCAAAAGACGGAACTAAAAAAAGCAAAAATGTAATGACTTTAGAAAGTTTTGATTTTGTATCTAGTGCCAATCAATCACAATCACAGCCACAACCGCAAAGACCTGCTCAAGATTATAAGCAAGCTCCACAGTTTAATGCTAATAATTTTGATGATGATATACCGTTCTGATGACCATAAAAATTAATTCTCAGGCAACCAAAGGATCAAAATATGAAAAGTATGATAGTAAATAATGGCTGGTGGAATGATTTAAGCGCAGAGAAGATATTTGAATACATAGAAGAGGAGATTGTTAATTGGCATGGTTTAAGCCTTGAAGATGTAAGAGAACAGTTACATTTATCACCAGTGGAAGTGATAGAAAAATACGACAGTGAAGAAGATAAAAGCATTATCAAAGAATCTGTAATAGCTACAGAAAATGATGTAGATGTTATTGAAAAAGTCATTAAGTCATTAGAGATATTGCTTGACGATAAGAAAGAGTTGTTACGAAGATTCAGGGTTGCATACTCAACTCAAATTAATATGGATGATCCTTATTGGGCAAAAAAAACAGATGAAAGGGCGCAAATGTCTTTGTTAGATTAGGTAAATAAAATCAGCACTAATCAACATATCTTATAATTTATCAAGTTAAGACTAAGGTTTCATTGTTACCTCCTCAACACTCGCTAGCGGTGTGGTCTGAAGCTAGCTTTTTTTATATAAATTATAGGGTTATCAAGTGAAATATACTTTTTTAGATGCAGTTTTAACTTTTTCTATTATTTGCATTATTATAAGCCTGCTTGCTAGTTGCTCAATGATGCCTGATAGTTTACCAAGCATAGGTTCTAAGAGTATTTCAGGTGGTGCTAGTGGTGGAACTGTTGGAGAAGCTAGTGTTAAAGCAACTGCTGGTGATTCTGAAAGCTATGAACGATCTATAGTAGATAAAACAGAAACCACTCAAAAGCAAGAAAATGAAACATCTCAAGATAAAATGCAGGTTGCTGGATATATCAAAGATCAAAGTAAAAATTCATCATCAACACATACAAAAACAGCTACAGATGATGACACTTACACAGCAAGTGTAATTAATTTTGCCGAGACTATACAAAATAGGATATTTAGCTTTATAGAAAATAACTTTAATGCCTTGATATTAGTATTTATATTTTGGCTTGGAGGAATGGTTAGAGAGCGTACAATCAAGAGGCTTGGTAATGACAAATAATAATGAGATAAATGCTAGTGATGTTTATTACAAGCTTGGAGAGATTCATGCAGATGTTAGAGGTCATGAGCATAGAATAAGTACCACAGAAAAAATACTTAAAAATCATGATAGCAGAATAACTACACTCGAAACAAATAAAGAAGTTAAAGAAGAGACAAGCAATATTATTACCAAGTACCTAACAAGGGGTCGAGTAATACTTTTAACATTTATAGCGATAGCTTCTGGAATAGTTACTATTGCTTATAAGTTGCCTAACCCACAGCAACAAGCAGAGATATTAAAACTGGAGCAAAAGAGATGAGTAAACTAACGCCACAACAGGAGATATTTGCACAAGAATATGTTAAGTGTGGTAATGCTACTCAATCTTATAAAATTGCTTATCCCAAGGCTGAAAAGTGGACAGAATCAGCAGTGTGGAACAAAGCTAGCAGTATTTTAAGAAATGGTAAGGTTTTGGCTAGGGTAGAGGAATTAAAAAAAGAGCTAGCTGATAAGAATTTATGGACAAGAGAAGATGCTGTTAAAGTACTAAAAGGATTAGCTTTAGATGATAGAGTTTTGATTTTTGCTGATGATAATGGTAATCAAAAAATGCAAATAGCAGTAAAAGATACTGATAGAATCAATGCAATTAAAGAATTAAACAAAATGCACGGTTTCGAAGCTGACAAAATTGTAGACCATAAATCAAGCGATGGATCTATGTCGCCAAAAATACCTGAAATAATAATAAATCCAATAACCAATAAATGATATGGAATTTGATGTCCAAGAGCCATTTTTAGAAGCTTTAAAAGATGGTGATATATATCGCTACATTGTTTTATATGGTGGTCGTGGTGGTGGTAAATCTTGGGAAATTGCTCAAATATTAATAATTAAGTCATTTAGGACAAATAAAGTAATTCTTTGTGGTCGTGAATTTCAAAACTCGATAAAAGATTCTGTACATGGATTAATTAAAGCAACAATCAAAAGACTAAACCTTGATGAATATTTCACAATTACTGATAATGAGATAAGAAATAATAGCACAGGCTCAAAGTTTATTTTTAAGGGATTAAAACATAATGTAGAAAGCATTAAGTCTATGGCTAACATTATTGCTTTGTGGATTGAGGAGGCTGAAACATTATCTGCTGAAAGTTGGAGAATAATTAAACCAACTATACGAGAAGAAAACTCACAGATATATATTACATTTAACCCTAAAGATATCAATGGAATTATTTATCAAGACTTTATAGTCAATAATCCACCACCAAAGAGCTATGTAAGAAAAATAAACTTTGATGAGAATATACACTTCCCTGATGTTTTAGAAGATGAAAGAGCTTGGCAAGAAAAAGCAGATTATGAACTATATAGACATATATGGCTTGGTGAACCTCTAATAATAAGCGATGCTCAAGTATTCAAAGGTAAGTTCAAAGTAGATCATTTTGATATTGATAATAGCTTTGTTAGTCCATTACATGGTTTAGACTTTGGATTTTCTCAAGATCCTACAACAGCAATTAGATTATATATCAAAGATAATAGATTATACATTTACGAGGAAGCTTATAAGGTAGGTTTAGAGTTAGATTACACGGCTGAATATATTAAAAATCACATACCAGATATAGATCAATATGTAGTAAGGGCTGATAATGCGCGACCAGAGTCAATAAGCTATCTAAAAAGACATGGTATACCAAGAATGACTGCAGTTGAAAAAGGAAAAGGAAGTGTTGAGGATGGTATAGCATTCATGAAGTCTTTCGATGAAATAATAATACATCCAAAATGTAAGAAAACAGCAGAAGAGTTTAGTTTATACAGCTACAAAGTTGATAAGCGAACTGATGATATATTAACTACTCTTGAAGATAAGCATAATCATTGTATAGATGCTATTAGATACGCTTTAGAACCTTTAATGAAAAAAAGAAATGGCTTTATTGGCAGGTCTCGAAAATCCGTATGGTAAGACTTGTCTTAAACTCTCTATAAGTATTTTTATCAAAGATTTTTAATGTCAGTTTCTGAAGCTAAAAAAGAGTATACATCTAACCATGAAACATGGTCAATGATACGTGATTGTATCATCGGCGATAAAGCTATTAAAAAAGCTACTACTGAGTACCTGCCTTTTCCTAATGGTGCTGAAAATAAAAAAACAGATGATCCTTTTTATCAGCGATATCTTAATCTGGCAATGTTCTATAACGTTGTTGGGCGTACCCATGATGCTTTGTTAGGCTTGGCTTTTAGAGATAAGCCACACATTAAATTAGCCAAAGAAATAGAGTATTTACTAGAAGATGCTACAAGCACAGGTGAAACACTACAACAATTTGCTAAACAATGTACTAGTGAAAATCTAGCTTATGCGCGATGTGGAATATTGGTGGATTATCCAAATATTGAAGAATCACCGACCATAAAGCAGAAAGAAGAAAACTACATAAGAGCTACTTTACAATATTACTCTACATTTAATATTATCAACTGGCGAGAAACTAAGATTGGCGCTAAGTCAATGCTTAGTATGGTTGTGCTTAGAGAATGTGTAGAAAAAGAAGTCGCTGGAGATGAATTTAAAGTGGAGTATGAAGATCAATACAGAGTTCTTAGAATAGATAGAGACAATGGTAATTACATCCAAGAAGTATACAATAAAGATGAAGTTTTAATTGACATCTTTGAGCCTAGAAATGCTAAAAACCAACCATTTAAGTATATACCTTTTATTCTTGTTGGTGCAGATTGTAATAATAGCCTTATAGATCAGTCGCCAATGTATGATTTGGCTGTTCTTAATATTAAACATTATCAATTATATGCTGATAATGCTATAAAGATGCACTTTCAAGCTTTACCTAGTTTGTTTATTGAGGGTGTAGATAGAGAAGATAGAGAAGATATTGACCAGATTAAATTAGGAGCAACTAGCGCTAATTGTATCCCTAGAGATACTAGAGCTTATTTCTTAGAGGTTAGTAGTGATAGTGCTTTATCTCAAGAGATCAAGAATCTTGAAGATAAGATGATAGCTTCAGGTGCTAGATTATTACGTGATAGCGTGCAAGAGACAGCCACTACAACAAGAATAAAAGCAAGCACAGAGAATGCCACTCTAGCTAATGTAATCAATAATATTAATGAAGCTGTTAAAATGGCTCTTGATATCGCTTTAGAATTTGAGTCTACTAATCCAAAATATAATGATAATGAGTTTCACATATCAACTAACTTTAGCGATGAGGAGTTTGATGCTCAAAAACTACAATCTCTTAATGCTAGTTACTCAATTGGAAATACTCCACAAAGTGCTGTTATAGATTATCAAAAAAGAACTGGTATCATAGGCAAAGACAAGAAAGATGAAGAGATTATAGCAGAAATAGAGCTTAGTAATGATCGTGAGTTAATGAATCAAGAGGATATCTAATGTCCAATGCTTTTGAAAATGATCTTATTAAACGTAATGTCTTAAACCAAAGGCTACTTGGTACATTACGTAATATACTGACTAATCAAGATTCTCAGCTAGAAAAAGAGTTATTAGCTTATATATCAAAACATGAAATTAAGACAAAAAGAGAAATAAACAACCTTAAAAAAATAGTTAATAAATTCTATACAGGTGATGATTTATCAGAGATTAAACAAGAGTTTCAAGAAGTACTAACTGATTTCGCTTTAGCTGAAGCTGAACAGCTAGAAAAGTCATTTAATAAGGCTACAATTAAAAGTATTACAGCTACAGGACTTACAGCAAGTCAAGCGTCTACATTGGTATCATCATCATTTGTAGTTAATCAAACGGTTAACGAGTTTTTAGACAATTACGCATACAAACAAAGAGAAGAGATTGTTAAGTTAGCAAGACTTGCATATTCTCAAGGGCTCACGCAACAAGAATTGAGTAATCTTATAATAGGAACTAAAGATTTTAATTATAATAATGGTTTCTTTAATAAGCGTGCCAAGACTGCTCAAACAATAGCTAGAACGACTTTAAATGGTGTTGCTAATAGTGCCAGAGAGTCTTTTTATAAAAACAATAGTAAATATATAGCTGGTGAAAAAATAAACGTTACATTTGACTCTAGAACTTCGCCAATATGTCAAGCTTACGGTGCAGAAGATAAGGTATATAATGTTGGTGAAGCTCCAGTTCCTCCTTTTCACCCTAATTGCAGGTCAACAATAATACCAGTAATTAAAGATGAATACGATATCTTTACTCAAGGAAAAACTAAGCCAGCTGTAGGAAGTGATGGAGTAGAGCAAATACCACGAAATCAGAGATATGATACTTTTTTAAAAAATCAATCAGTAGAGTTTCAAAAAGAAGCTTTAGGAGCAACAAAATATAGGCTATTTAAAAATGGTGTTGAGTTAGAGAAGTTTGTAGATAGTTCAGGTAAGCCTTTAAGTGTTGCTCAGTTGAAAGTTAAGTATGATGAGTTGTTATAATTTATACAACTAGTCTTATGACAAGCCTATAAGTGACCTGTACCAAGATAAATAAATTGTTCATGTAGAAAACTTATCAGCAACCTTTTTTTAAGTGGGTAAACACTCGACCTGTAATTAATGTCACTATAACGCTGTTTAATACTCCGGCTTGTCAGTAAAGAGCTTTTCTGCATAATCTTAACATTTCTTAGACACCTTTAATTATTTTACATCGCTAAGTTTAACTAAGCCAAACGATAAATGTTAGTGCAGAGATGATAAGATTAGATTAGAAATACGGATTTTGAGAGGTTATCTATTTGAATATTTATATTTACTTATAACTACTGAAACTATGCTAGATACTATGGCTACAACAGGAAATGAAGCCAATGCTATTCCTAGATTCTTATATCCGTGCGCATATGAATATATAGCTGCGACAATACAAAAACATACCATAAAAATTATACACATAACAATAAATACATCTAAAATAAAATTCATAATAATTTCTTTACTTTTATTAGCTTGTTCTTTTAATTTTATTTCTGCATTTTTATCAGCAAGCTTATAATTATTAGATGCTATATTTGAATTTGCATCTAATTCCATTCTCTTTAGTATAAGAGCTTCTTTATCTATTTGCATTTGATGATCATGTTGTTTGTTAACATAATTATCATATGTATCTACAAGTTTAGGATTAATTTTATTGAGTAAATCTAACTCTGAAGCACTAGGAAGCAAAGAAGATGTTTTAGATATTTGGAATTTAGTTGGATTATTAGATTGTTTTGTCATATGCAACCCGTGTGCATTGAGATAGAGAGTCTTTTATATTGTTTTGCATTAAATTTATTTTATGTATTGATGATTCAAAGCTACTATCTATACTATAATTAAAGTCAACAATTCTTAAAGGCTTTATATAAACTTCTTTAGAAATATCAACTCTTCTATATAATTTTCTTTTCTTTAAAGTAAACAAGTTAGTTATAAATTTAACATTCATGTTTAGCCTCCTATAATTTATTTATAGTAAATAACTACTATATTGGATATATTAACAAAGAAATGTATCAGAATAAAATATTTACGGAATTTTAGAGAATTATTTTCAAATTTATAAATTAACAAAGCCCAACTAGTTCGTGTGAGTAGATAGTCGGTGTAGTCTCTTCGTACTCATGTATTAACATTTGGGCTCTATTATGTAGAAGTCTGTTTTTATCTCTTAATATATTTAAAAATATAATTGCTGATTTCCAATCTCTTACAAAGTCTCTTACTTCAACACCATAACATTGCATTGCTTTAAGAAGATTATCTAAATTAGTTTTACCACTTGCAAGATATCCAATAGTATATTTTTCTATGTACTTAGTATCTTTCATTTCAAATTTTGATTGATTGCCTTTTCTCATCTGCTCAACTTCATACTGCCATTTAGATATTTCTTGATGGTGATATTCTTTAAATTCTCTTAGCTCTTCTCTATCATTAGCCCATCTAACAGACATTGATTTAATAGTCCTTTCTTTATGAAATAGTTCTTGTTCAGCTTCTTTCATTTGTTCACTAACTAAATTGTCGAAAGTACGAATTACAAATAAATGAAACTTTGGACTTATCCACATAGCATAAGCATATACTAGCTCTTTACATGCGTATGTGCCTTGTTTAGTTATATCACCACCTTTTACAGTTCTCGAAGCAATAATTCCTGCTTCGGCTTCTATCTCATTAATAAGCTCTTTAGTCTGCTTGTTAGACATAAATATGCTAGGTCTATGTTGATTACTTCCTCCACCAGCTTTATGAAAGTCGTTTAGACAGTACAGGCCATTAACTTGTTTTACTTCTTGATTTGCGATTATTAAATTTGACATGATTGTCTCCTGTATTTTTACGATATTGATAAATCGGGCAGTTCGTAATCCTACAGGCGGATTTGATAGTATTCCCCTTGATGGGTATTTTATTTCTATCACTACCCGAAATCAAAAAGATTAAGGGGATATACTTTTGAATTTTACACAAACAACCTGTTAAGGGTTACGACACCCACTAGAAAGAATAAAAGAGAATTATTTATTTGTCAAGATACTATCTACATACAGTACCGCAATGACTACATCTATATTTAGATGAACCACCAGCTAATAGCCACACAATAAGCCATAAACCACCAGTTAATAAAGTCATTAACAAATGAAAGACAATTCTAGTTTGCGGAGCTTCAGCTTTAACATAGTCTTTACAATTTTTACAATATTTTCTTCTTATTTTCATAATTACTCAAAAAAATTAAACAACACTTTAATTTAAGCTATTTGTGGGAGGATGTCAATTGGGGTTATTTGTCGATATTTGATCTTTATTTTCTTTTAAAATGCTATAGAAAGCATATAGAACTGTAGCTATGGCTGGAGCACCAAAAATAAAACCCAATATTTCATGATTATTGATAATTAGAAAAGTTGATACTCCTATCATTAAAGCAATTAGTACAAATCCTAGAATGATTGCTAGTGTCTTAAGCCTTATGTTTTTAACTGATACTTTATATATATTATCAGTCTGTTTTTGTTTTATATCTAACAGCTTTTTATCATTGTAATGCCTACCTTCCTGCTCCAACATCATATAGTCAATAATCTTTTGACCAGCTCCTTCACAAGTAGCTTCGTATCTTTCAAATTGCGATGCTTCAGGGAGTGGTGCTGAATATGTAGCTGAACCAATTACTTTTTTTTGATGTTGCTGATTAGGAGTCTTTTTTGAAAGTGGTGAGTGCTTTGTCATAATCTCTTCTCATGTTTTTACTATCAGTCTTAACAGCTTCATTATGATATCTAGCATCACTTTGTTTAAAGTTTGGATTATTTATATAATCAGTACAAGTTATAGATAAATCTTTAATCATCGAAGCATACTTATCAGCAATATTATCTTTAAAAAAACTTATATTATAACTCATAATTTACTCCTTTTTTATATACCTATCAACCATTTGCTCAAATATAAATAACTGATTGCTTATATGTACAATACTATACAACTATATCGTACGATATACAATCTTTTATATTCTATAACAAGCTCAAAATCCGACTTTTCTAAACAGATTTAACATTTATTCGTTACTAAAAATAGGAGCGAATATTAATGCCAATTACACAAGAGCAGTTTGATAGCTTACCAGATGAGCTTAAAGAACTTTATCAAGTATCAGATGATGGTTATGAGCTTAATGCTGTTAAGAAAGATGAAGTTAATGGTTTAGCTAATACTAAAGATAAGTTGTTAGCTGAAAAGAAACAGCTTAAGGCTCAGTTTGATGATCTGCAAAACAAGCTTAATGCTTTAGAAGATGAGAAGTTAGCCAGTAGAGAAGATTTTGAATCTTTATCTAATAAATATAAGTCTGAAAGCGAACAGTGGAAAACACAACTAGAAGATTTTAAAAAGGCTATAGCTGATAAAGAAGTTCAGAGGCAAACATTATCAGTTGCTAGTGAATTATTTGGTAATGATGCAGAGCTATTCACTCCACATGTATCTAAATATTTACGTTTCAACGAAGACTCGCAGAGCGTGTCTGCTTTTGATGGTGAAGCAGAGCTATCTATCAATCAACTAAAAGAAAAATTAAAGGGTGATGAAAGACTAAGTAAGTACATTGTTGTATCTCATGCATCAGGTGGCGGAGCTATCGGCAATAGATCGCATACAGGTACAGCAAAATCACTTAAAGAAATGACAGCAAGTGAGCAAACAAAACTCGCTAATGAAAATCCAGAGCTTTACATACAGTTAAGCAAACAATAATAAAAGGAATATAAAAAAATGGCTGATACTAGATTACAAGATTTATACAATCCATTAGTTTTTAATAGATTAGTTCAAGAAGCACAAATTCAAAAGAACGCTTTTATACAGTCAGGCGTAATGGCTAATGATGCTACACTTGCTAGCATGGCTTCACAAGGTGGAACTGTTGGCGAGCTTACTCAATATAAGCCAATGGATTTCAGTGTTGAGAATGGTTCTACTGATGACCTATCAATAATCGCTACTCCAGAGAAAGTAGAGTCTCAAGTAATGAGATACAGAAGATATGACTTAAATAGAACTTTCTCTTTCTCAGACTTGGCTAGAATGCAAAACTTACAACAAGGTCAAGACCCTGTAGAGGCTGTAACTTCAAGAATAGGCGGCTATTGGGCTAATTTAGAGCAATCAAGAGTAATTAATTCTGCTCTAGGTGTTTTAGCTGACAACGTAGCTAACTATTCAGGCGATATGGTTGTATCTGTTGCCACTGATGCTGTGGGTGCTGTTACAGATGCTGAGAGAGTATCAAGAGATGTGATACTTGAAGCTAAATCAACTCTTGGCGATCACATGAACAATGTGTCAGCTATTGCTATCCATTCAAAGGTATATACAAGAATGCTAAAACAAGATCCTACTAGCTTTGAGCGTGTATCTGATGGTAGTTTCACTATTGAAACTTATAACGGTATGAGAGTTATCGTAGATGATAATCTTCCAGCAATAGCAGGTACTAACAGAATCACTTATACCGGTATTGTGTTTGGCTCAGGTGCTTTTGCTTATGCTAATGTACCTATGAGATCGCAATCAGCTATGCAACGTGAAGAGCTTGCTGGTAATGGTTCAGGTCAAGATATATTAATATATAGAAACAGTGGTATTATCCATCCACTTGGATTTACATTTACTAGCAATACTCTGACTCTAACTGGTGGTCAAGCTGGTTTGGCTGATTTAGAATTAGCTACTAACTGGGATAGAGTATGGCAACGTAAAAACGTTCCTATGGCGTTCTTCCAAGTAAACGACTAATAATTAATGGAGCAAAATATGTCTAAATTTAAAAAAGGTCAAAAACTTTCTTTAGTTGAGATAAGACAATTTGAGCAAGAGAAAGAAAAGGAAAGACAGAAGAAAGAGGCAGAAAAAGCAAATGCAAAAGCTTAAAGAGTTTCTTTTGAATCTTATTAGAGCAGTTGCTAGAGCTGTTTTAAAAACTCTTAAACCTAAAAAAAATAAAGAGTAATAAATATGCCTACGATAATAGAACAGCTTGATGATGGTAGTATCTCTAATGCTAACAGCTATATAACTGTAGCAGAAGCTGATACTTACTTTGCAGATAGAAATAATACTACTTGGTCAGCATTAACAACTGATGAAAAGGGTTATGCTATTATCAAGGCTTTTGACTACTTAGAAAACAATTATACTTTCAAAGGTTCTAGATTATCAGATACGGATCAAAACACAGCTTTTCCTAGAGAATATCTATATATAGATGGTGTAGAAGCTACTGGTATACCAGAACAGCTCAAGAAAGCACAATATGAGTTTGCTGTGTTAGCATCTGCTCAAGATCTAGATAATAATTATGATTATGCAAATACGGATGGTACTTTACAAGCTGAAAGCATTGAAATAGCAGGAGCTATTAAGGAATCCAAAACTTATGATACTGATAGTTTTACTATTACTCCATATACTAAAAAATACTTCCAGTCAGCTATGAAGTATCTTAAATCATTAACTAAAAATAGTGGTGGTGGCTTTGGTTCTATTGATATCATGAGGACATATTAATGGCTTACGACTATTCTAAGTATGTAACAAAACTTATTAATAACGTCGATAAGTATGGTCGTGATATCAATATCTTACGTACTAGTATAACTGGTATTGGAATAGATCAAGCAACTACTAGCTTTGAAGTTCAGACTAAATGCATAGCTGTTGGATATAAATCTACAGAAATAAATAACACCACAATCAAAGCTGGTGATGTTATGGCTATTTTCGGAGCAAATGAAGCTATTAAGTATAGCGACAGAATAAGAGAAATAGATAATAGCAAAACATACGAGATTATTAGCTTAGAGGAGATAAAGCCAGCTAATACTTTAATAGGCTATAAAGCTCAATTAAGGGGTGTTTAATGAGTTTATATAGCGACATTATACGCAATCTACAAACTACATTTGCTAACGAGCTATCATCTTATACTGTTTACTTTGATGATAATATTCCAGATTCTCCAGCAGATCATTATATTAACATAAAGTTTCAGCTTATTAATGATTTTGAGCAGAAAACAACTTTAACTAGCTCTAATGAGGCAAGTTTTTATCAAGATATATTAATTGTTTTTGAATGTAGACAAAAGATGAGAAGTGCTAGTGCATGGCGTTACGATGCTGTTTATAATATTCAAGAAGTTCTTAATAAAAGAAACTTATTGCCGATACAATTAAATCCTTTAACTCCAAATGTATTATTTAATGCAAAATCTGCAACATCAAAAGATCAAATGTATGACATGGCAGTTATAGAAGCTCCATATCAAATAATATCTCGTAGATCAGTTTCAATATAGTCTCAAAATCCGACATTTATTACTCTATTTAAAATAATTCTGTAATTAAATAAATGCAGGGTTAATAAATGGCTTCATGGAATAATGGCGAAATAGGTTATATTAAAGAAATTGTTGAGGGAACTACTCCAACAAGTCCAGAATTTAAATTGTTAGAAATATCACCTGGTGAAGCTTTATTTGGTGGTGAATCACAAGAAGCTGAAGTTGGTTTACGTGGTAATAAACGCCGTAGTTCAGGAAATATAGTAACTGGTGAATCTGCATCTGGTAGCTTTACTACACGCCTTAAATATGGCACGCATAATGATATGATAGAGGCTGCTCTAGGTGGCTATTGGGTTAAACAAAATAGATCAGAAATAACATCTGTAAGTGGCACATCTATTGTTGTTGCTGATAACTCAGGATTTGCAGAAGATGATGTTGTAGCTTGTAGAGGTTCTAAAGCTGTTGTAACTGATGTTGATGTTGACGGTGTCACTATTACAGTTGATACAGTATTAACAAACGCTATAGTTGGGTTAGATTTAGTTAAAGTCGGCGTGCAAGCAGATGCAAGCGATATTAATACTCTAGTAGATGGTATTGATTCAACAATACTGGATTATACATCTTTAGGTTTAGCTATTGGTGTACATATTAAACTTATAGGCTTCTCTACAGGTGCTAATAGTAATTGGGTGAGAATAACAAAAATAGAAGCTAATAAGCTTACTCTAGATACTTTACCAAGTGGATGGAATTCTGGAGAGACTGGAACAATTCAAATTATATGGGGAGATTATTTGTTTGATAGTGATGTTAGACATACTTTCTCTCTATATCAAAAAACAGATACAACGCCAACAATGTATGAATATTCAACTAATCATATTGTTAATACTTTTAATATGTCTTTTAATGCTAAGGATAGAGTTGATGTTGAGATTACGACAGTTGGTAAGGAGATGACTAAGCCATTAAGTTCAAAACTTGCAGGTCAAACAGAGTCAACACTTTATGATTCTCAAATATTTAACACTTCATCAAATGTTGAAAGATTAGTATTTAATGGTGAAGAAAAATCAGGAACTAACTATATTTCATCATCAACTGTAAATATTAACAACAATGTTGTTTCTAAGCCTGCTGATGGTTATTACTACGATGCATTAGTGGTTGTAGGAGATTTTGAAGTTACTGGCGATATGACAATGTTTTTAAATGATCCTACTCTTATTGAGAAGGCTCGTAATAATGAAGAGTTCAATTATTTACGTGTTAATCAACATAACGATCAAGTTTTACTTTTCAATTTACCAGCAATCAAACTAACTCTTGGTGATAGAGGTAATGATGAAAGCAGTGTAACGCAAGCATGCACATTTACAAGTTCAGAAAATAAAGAGCTAGGATATCAAATGTCATTCCAATCAGTAGAAGCAGTTTAATTAAATTTCTCGGAGCTTTTAGAGTTTAATAATGCTGGAATGTAGCTCCCATTCTAGCACCATTAGGAGCAAATAAAATGTCTAAAATATTTAATCTAAAAGTAGATAAAGAGCAAACAAAAGGTAGATGGTTTGATTTCTATATTGATGATGCGTACATGGGGCAAGTAAAAATATCATGTGCTAAGAAAAATAAAGAGTTTGCAAAGAAAGTTGTAGATATTAATACGCATTATTCAAAAGAGATTAAGTCTGGCAAGAACGAAGAGCAAGTGTTGCAAGCTTTGTATTTTGCTTATGCTAATAGTATTGTTCTTGGTGTTAAAGATACAAAAGGGAAAGAGTACCAGCTTAGCAATGAAGATATTGTTGAGATGTTTAAAGATGAAGATACAGGCACAGAACTGTTTAATTTTGTACAAGATAAATGTTCTAAGATTACTAACTTTCTTGAAGAGAAAAAGGAAGAAATTGTAAAAAAGTAAGTGAGTTGTTTGTAAATAACTTAAAGAAAAATATAAAAGATACCCTAGCCATAAAAAAGTTTATTGAACAGGCAAAGAAAGCTGGAGATACCCAAACAGTAGAAAGGCTAGAGAATGAACTTAAAAGTGATGATATAGATGACTGGTTAGGATTTTATGTTTTGGCTTTTAATGATCTTTCTAGATGCAGAACCATTGGGGAATATCCTCAGTCAATAGGGTACTTTGATTGTGTTAATTATGCTAAGCGTTTTAATGTTGCTGATGAAGAGTTTTTTATAGAAGTGATGCAATCTGTAGATGATAATTATTTATCAGCAATACAAAAGATAAGAAGCGAGGAGATTAAGAAAGCACAGAATGGCAACAAAAAAAATTAATTTTAAGCAATTATCTAAAGAATTAAACAATATATCTAAAGGTATTGATAAATCTACTAAGGATATGATGAACACCTACGCCTTATCGTTACAAAAAGACATTATAGAAAGATCTCCTGTTGATAAAGGTACATACAAGGGTTCGCATAGAATAACTGTAGGCTATCCAAGTAAGTACTACAATGTGGATAATAAAGATGCAATAACTCAAGCAACGTTATCCTTATCTAACAGAAAAGCTAAAGATCCTATATTTATTCAAACAAATTTACCTTACTCAAGAAGATTAGAGGATGGATATTCAAAAAAAGCTCCAAATGGTATTTATAGTAAAGCCTTAGAAGAGGTTGAGCCACCTAAGTTTAAACTCAAAAAATAGCTCAAAATCCTACCTTTATTTCACATTCTATACTTTCTAATAAAATCTAATATTCTTCTTCATGTCTCAATCTTTAGATGTAGTCATAAAAATAACTGAAAATGGTGCGGCATTAGTAGGTAACTCTATTCGTAAAATGAATACTGGTGTTGTGAAAGCAACTAAAGCTGTTACTGCTATGACTGCAGCTCTTAGTGCGGTTACAGGGACAGCAACAGCACTAGTTAATAACTTTGCAAATGTTGCTGATTCTGTAGATAAAACATCTTCAAAGCTCGGTATATCAACAGATAAGTTACAAGAGTATAGATATGCCGCTGAATTATCTGGTGTAAGTTCTAATACTTTTGATATGGCTTTGCAAAGAATGACAAGAAGACTTGCAGAAGCTGGAACTGGAACTGGTGAAGCTGTAGGGGCTTTAAAAGATCTAGGCTTATCGGCTCAAGAGCTATCACAAATGACTCCAGATGAACAGTTAGCTAAGATAGCAGATGCTATGCAAAATGTGACTAGTCAGTCTGATAGGGTAAGAATTGCATTTAAGCTTTTTGATAGTGAAGGTGTAAACCTTGTTAATATGCTTAAGGATGGTTCTCAAGGTCTTGCTGAAATGGGAGATGAAGCACAAAGAACAGGTAATGTCATATCTCAAGATGGTGTTCATGCTGGTGTTGAGTTTAGGGATGCTATGAAAAGAGCAACTGCTACTGTATCTGGTTTCAAGAACATTCTAGCAAGCGAGCTATTGCCAACCATTATAGAGCTAGTAAAGGGAACTACAGAATGGTTTCAGGCTAATGGTAAATGGTTAGCTCAGAATATATCAGGTGCTATACAGGGTATAGTTTCAGCATTTAAAGTTCTTGTTGATATTGTTGGAGATGTCTTCGGTGCTTTTAGTGATCTTGTAGAAGCTTTAGATTTGACAGGCTCTACAGGTTTATCAGTTGGAGAGATTATAGGAAATGCTTTTAAAAACGCTGCAATAATAATTAAGACAGCTGTTGAGAGTATAAAAGTTGTATTTAAATCTACTTTCTTATTTATATTCAATATTTTTGAATATATGAAAATAAATGTGCAACTAGTAGCTACATTTATTGAATCAGCATTTAAAAATCCAGTAAAAGCGGTATTAAATCTATTTAAGTATTTAGCTAGAGGTGTTCTTGGATATGCGAGGGATATCGCAAGTGCAATAGCTTGGGTAACAGGTTCTGAAACATTTGATAATATAGCTAAGAGCTTAGATAACCTTAGAGATAGTTTAAGACAAAGTATTGATACTGGCGATGAGGCAACAACTAAAAGAATACAACAATTACTCGCTGAAAAAGATGCTATTAATAAAGCTTATGAAGATAATCAAAGAGAAATATTCTCAGATAGTATAAATGCAGTTGTCGAAACAACCTACAAACTATACACCGATGATGCTAAGCAGAAGCTAGATGATATAAAGAGTAAGTCAGATTCTGTAAAAAATGACATACAAAAACCAGTTCAATTACAGTTTAATGAACAAAACTTTTTAAAGTCTCTTGGCTTGGATGATAATAGAGTTCAAGAAGCTATTGCTAAGCTCGATACTCTTAGAAATGCACAATCTAAATTATCTCAAGAAACATACCAATTATCAGAAGCTCAATTAAAGATTCAAGCTTTAAATTCTATAGGAATTACTGATGTAGAAAGCTTACTATCTGCTACTGATAAATTAGCATTGCAGAGGGAGGAGCTAGAAAAACTAAAGAAAATAGCAGAAGCATTAAATATACCATTAGAGAAACTTCAAGAAAAAATGAAAGCAAGTGCCGAAGCTGCACAACAAGCAAAAGATGGAACAGAAAGCTTATCAACAGCAATATCAAACTTTGATCTTAAAGCACTGCAAAGTATAGGTTATACGCAGTTATTGACTGATTCTGTTAATGGTTTTGGTAATACATTATCGAGTACTATTGTTGAGGTTGCCAATGGCAATAAAACCATGGCTGATGGCTTTAGAGATATGACAGTTAAAATACTTGCAGATATCTCATCATTAATAATTAAAATGCAGGTATTCAAAGCTATATCGTCTTCTATTTCATTCTTCCAAGGTGGTGGTTTTGGAGGTTTATTTAGTGGCTTCTCACAAGGTGGATCTGTTCAAGCGTTCTCAAATGGTGGGGCTGTCTTTGGTGCTGGTACTGCTACAAGTGACTCTATACCAGCTATGCTCAGCGATGGTGAGTTCGTGATGAGAACTAGAGCAACTGATGCTATAGGTAGATCAACATTAGACTACATGAACAAATATGGTAGATTGCCAAAATATGCTACTGGTGGATATGTAAGCACTCAGCCTACATTATCACAGTCTATGAGCAATAACCAGCAAGTTAGTAATAATGCAACTGGTCAAAATAATATAAAAATAGTCGTAGTATCTAATCAACAAGAGGCTCTTATGGAAGCTACAAACGAGCCTCAATTTGAAACTAAGATATTTGATATCATGAAAAGGAAGCAAGAATATCTGTAAAATCCGACTTTCTCAACTTCTCTTACAATCTTTATAAGTTTTATTCTAATTCTATTCTAAATGTTCATACAAGGAACAGCAACCAGCTACATAAACTTATTAGGTATTATAATAGATAATGCTAAACTTAATGGCTGGAATGCCGTATCAATCAATGGCGTTGCTAATGGATCTAGTGCAAGCTTAAACACATCTCCTGCAGATAATGATAGCGACCAAAATATATGCTATCTACAGTCAACAGGTTATAGTGGGAGTACTAATGTACAAGTAGAATTAATGACTAATCAGAATAGCTCTGCTGGTAGATATAACTACAAATTTAGAACCGGTATATATGATATTGCCGGAGTGACTTCTTATAAGACAAACCTAAGCACAGTTTACACAGAATCTACTCTTTGGGATGGCACTATTAATTATTGGTTATCAATATCTATTGGTAGGATAATGTGTACTTGGCGTATAGGCTCAAGTTATTATCATTTCTATGCTGGATATTTCTATCCTTATGTATTACCTAGTCAATACATTGCACCGTTAATATCTATAGGCAACCAGATTGGGACTGCGACATCAAAGTATACAGATGATACTAAAACTTACTCTGGAGGCTATTGTAGCGCTGTTAGCAACCTTAATTCAGCTGTTAATCAATCAACCCTAAGAATATATCCATTTAGGAAAATTTCTAATGGTGCTGTTTATGACGGTGATTTCTTGTTGGGTAATGTTTTAGGTACTACTAACGAGTTTTTACTTAGAGATTGTCATGTAATATATAACTCTTTCTTAGCTGGCAAGCTAGATGGTGTTTACCAAGTTAGCTCAACAAATAACACTGCTGAAAATATAATTACTGATGCTGGCGGTATGCAATATATATGCTTCCCACAACACCAAGACTTATCTAACGGTAAAATGTACGCAGTATCAATGGAGAATATTTAATATGAGTTATCAAGTTGTAGCTAGTCCAGCAAGTATCAATGATATTTTTGGGGTTTTGTCAACACTTTTGACTGCTAACGGTTTTGCTGTAGATAGAATAAATGAGTCTGTAAATTCTGATACGTGCATGACTTGGAATAATGGTTCTACATACTTTCATCTTGACTATGATTCATCAGCTAAATACATAATATCATCAATGTCAACTGGATATGTTGCCGGAACAGAGGGTAGGCTACAAGCTGGGGCGCAGAGTGCTAATTATGGAGATAGCAACTTATTTGTTGATGATAGAGAGACTGTTGTAGTTGTAACTCCAACCTTAATACATATTAAGCAGATATTTGAATATGAAAGGTTTGGTGGAGATACTGGGTTTATAGTTTGTAATGGTATCTTATTTAACTTTGGTCATGTCTATAGTATTGGAGATTGTTGGATTTCTTCACAATCTTGTAATGACGGTTTAGGTGCGTCTAGTTTTAATAACTACATATCTGAGGTGTTGGAGTATTCCCAACTAACTAACACAAGTATTAATAATATAATATACTCAACTGGTTCTGGTGTGTTTAAAGTTACCAGTGTTTTTAGTGATTTTTTATGTGCTGGTGTATCGACTTCAGGTGCTAGGCAACCTCAAATAGATGTATCAGGCGATAATTTATTCAGTATACTATTAAGCAATATATACTATTCGACATTTGGCGTGCCATTAAATGTTTACAAGATGGAAACTGGACTTGTTAAGCCTATACTTTCATTTAGCGATGATATTTATATAGGCAGAAACGACCTTTTAAATAAATACGATACAACTACAATTAATGCTTCAACTTATTTAAGGATGCCGAATATAACGGCTAAACCAAGTTCAGGAAACTATTCAGATGACTTGCTGAAATACTGCATAATGGTCAAAGTATAATGATTGCTCATATTAATAATAGGTCGATACCTGTTTTTACTACAGAATCGCCAGCCGCATATGTAAATGATGTTTACCCTGTAGATAATATAAACAATTCAGCTTCTTTCTCTGTACAGGCAAATATACAATACACTAAAGACAATGGACACAATGTTGCAAAGTCGTTATCAACTTATGATTATGTATATTCTGGTGTGTACATAATCAATACACTCACACCAAATGATAAACTAGGTCATATATTTAACTTTGGCTCATTTAGTGATGATGTATCAATATCTGCTTATGTGTGGAATGCTACTAATGAGGTGCAAACATTAAGCTCTAAGACATTTATTGGCGATACTTCTAATGTGGATATCAACTACGATACCATTACGCTACAGCCTACTCAAGAGATACTAGTAACTATCACAGCCACAGCAGATGGCGACCCTATCATAGATGGTACTGTAACATCTAATTACACCACTACAGATACACCAATCAAAGTGCAAGGGTCAAGAGTACTTGTATGGATATTTGAACAGAATAGAACAAAAACAGATACATTTGAGTTTCTAACTAATATATCTCAATCTTACGATAGAGAGTATCGCACAGCATTAAGAGAAGCCCCAAACTTTAAATCTAGTAGAAGCTATCAATTAATAAATCGTGAAGGATATGCTTTATTAGATGCTTATGCTAAGAAAAGTTTTAAATCAAAGTACAGTTTCCCATTATGGGAAAAGTCAAAATATTTCTATAAAGAATTAAGTATTGGAACAACTTCAATAGATTATGAAGAATCTTACTCAGAAAGATTTGAAGATGGTTTAAACATTCTTATATATAAAGACCATCGCAATTATGAAGTGGTGCAGATTGATAATATTTCTAGCAATACTATAAATCTTAGAAATGAGGTTAGAAATTATTACGATAGATTTCAAGTAGTGCCTTTATGCGCTGGCTATGTAGATGATATAAGTATTGAAAATATACGCAAATACTCAACTTTTGATGTTCAAATAATCACGAATGAGATACCAAAAGTTAATGGTGCTATACCATTTAGCACATATAATGGCTTGTATGTTGATGACTGGTACTATATTGACAAGGTAACAAGGTCAGTATCACAGAATAAAAATATTATAACTACTGGTATGGGCTTGTTTGATATATCAGAAAATAGATTATATAACGATGATATATTCGGCGTTCAGCATATATTTGATAATAAGCTACTAGATGATTATCTAGCTTTCATTTTTGACTGCAATGGTCAACAGAAGCCATTTTGGTTATTGAGTTACAAAGATGAATTTAATTTTATTAATTTTGATGGTACTAATTACAATGTAATAAATGTTGATTGCTATTCAGTTATAACATCTTTTGAAAATTCACATATCTATTTTATTGATAGCGATGGTTTTAAGCATTATAGAAAAGTTACAGATGTTGTAGATAATAGTAATTATACTTTCAAGCTTACACTAGATACTGATTTACCAAGCAATATAAATATAGTTCAAACAGGATTCTTAATGCTAGTGAGAATGGCTAGCGATATGGTATCAATAGAAGATATCAATAGCAGAACTCATAGGCATAGTTTTAGTTGTTTAAGATTACATAACGAAGAAAAGGAGCTATAAATAATGGCTACATTTTTAGAATTATTACGAAGTGTTAGACTAGGCAGTCCACAATACTTAGTAGCTATCGAATCAGATTATGGCGAGAATTTATACTTCTATTCAGGTTCAAGAGCTAAAACAATAAATACGATAACTTATGTACCAGTATCGATAGAAGTTGATTTACAAGTTAACTCAGAGACAGAGAACAGCAAGAATACTGCTACAGTAAAAATATCAGCTATGAATGAATCTGCTAATTATTTATATAGAAGAAAAGATCTAAAGAAGTGGGTTATAAGTGTTTATGGTTACGATAAAAATGCAACTGATCAACCTTTACTCATACAAGGCGAGCTTTCAAAAGGTAAAAGAGAGCGTAACGAATATGTATCATTTCAGATAAAGACATTGCCAAATAAGCATCAAGATGAGTTTTGTAGCAATCAGTTTAGTAAGCGTTGCAGATTTCAGTTATACGGTTCGCAATGTGGGGTAAATAAAGCTTCTTATGCTGATGTTAGAAGTATTACCACTGGAAGTGATAATTTAACTATAGTTATGTCAAGTAATGACAAACCTAATGGGTGGTATGTTGGTGGTTATGTTGTATCTGCTGACACTGGATATCGTACAAGTGTTATACGCTCTCATGTTGGCAACACCATAAACGTAGCTAATGTATTTGATGGTCAATTTTTGAATGGTAAGATAGTTACTATATATGCTGGTTGTGATAAAAACCAAAGCACCTGTATTAATAAGTTTGGTAATTATAATAACTTCGGTGGATTTCCCCATATATCAAACCTAAATCCAGCTAAAAGACAAACTTTCTAAAATCCGAGAATATCTAATAACCATAAAATATAAATTAATATAATCTATTTTTTTATCTTATGTGGTTGCTTTTATTTGGCTTAGTTTTAGCTGCTATCTCTACGCTATTTGTTAAGAGAAATACAACACAAAAAAAACAACAGTCAGAAGTATCAATAGATCAAGAAACTGTTCCAACTGCAAATTTATCAGTGTCAATACCGTTATGTTTTGGATATGGTAAGTTTGAGGGTTCAAATATTGTGGTAGATGGAGGTTTTAATTATGAGATTAATTCCAAAATAACAGATGAAGATGGTAATGTCGTTGATCCTGAAACTGCAGATGGTGGTAGTAGTGGAGGTGGTAAGTAATGAATATTACCTATTCGCAATTAAGAAGAGTTAAGTGTTGTCATAATGGTATAGTAGAATTTTGCAAAAATAACAATATTGACTTTGATAACTTTGTCAAAAATGGAATTGAAGAAGAGCAAATAAAAAATATAAAAGATTCTCACATGAGGCTTTATATTAGCAAAGTTAAGAAGAGGTTTAATTAGATGGCTCTTTTTGGTGGCGGTGGTGGTTCAGGTCAAAGTCAAACAAGCACACAAACAGAGACTCAATGGGTTGAGTATTATTATTCTTCTAGACTTGTGTTTTGTGAAGGAGGATTGGACTTTATCACTAAAATTATAGTTAATGATAAGGATTTACTTATTGATAGCTATAATATAGTTAATAGTCATACTATATCAAGCCAAGTTGGTAGTTATGACTTATATGGTTCAAGAGATCGTGAGGGTGGTTTTCTATCTGACATTTTAATCAAAAGTGGACATCCAGCACAAGGAACTGATAATTATTTCGGAGTCAATAATAAGTTAGATAACTCTACTGCTGGAGTTGCTATAGAGCCTGCATATAATTACGTTACAAGCTTAACTTTTAAAAATGCTTACATTGGCAACAATTCTAATTTTGGGAATGTCATTGTTTATGGTGAGAGATTCTATAGACATACAAATTATGCTTCTATGTGGTATCCATCTAAAGTTAAATGTTATGGAGGAATGAACCCTGTACATATTATATATGAGTTACTAACTCAAGAATGGTCGCCAGTAAGAGCACAATGGTACAACATCAATCAATCTAACTTTATGGATGTAGCTGATAGGCTTTATTCAGAAGGTATCGGATTAAGTTATGTCATAACTCAACCAAAAAATGTCCAAGAGTTTATAGATGAAATATGCGAGCAAGCTGATATATATCTTTCTTTTGATGAATACACACAGCAATACAATCTTACACTGTTAAGGTATACAAATCCGACAGGGGCATTCGAAATATCAGACACAAACGGTTATCTTATTGAGTTTATTGAGTCTTCGCAATCAGAAGCAGGAGAAGCTGTAACTCAAGTCGATATTGAATACACAAACTACGATAGAAATGATAATAAAGATATTATATCTGTATTTGACGGCGGTATGTTTGCCGAGCTTGGTAGACATAACATAACAAAGATTAGTTATCTTGGTGTTACTAATGCAAATATTGCTTATTCTCTTGGTGATAGAGAATTAAGAAAATTAAATTCAGCACCTGAAACTATAACAATCAAGGCAACAATACATGCTGATGTTCTTAATGCTGGCGATTTAGTTATTTTTTCATTCGATCAACTTGGTTATGTTAATCGTGGTTTTAGGGTTGTGAGTAAACAGAAAAGAGGCTTTATTCGTGCTAAGTACGTAACACTTAAACTTATATCTGACTTATGGCTTGATGTTGCTACGATAGATCAGACAGTAGACCCTGTACCAGTTCCAGAGAAGCCAACAGACCTACCAGCAAGAGTAGATAATATATTATATTACCAAATGGCTACACTTATTGGAGATGCTAATGCAAGAGCTAAAGATGGTACGGAAGTAGCATTTATACACCAAATAATAAATAGTAATAATTCTCCTGTTTATAGGCTTGATGTTAATGATGTAACTTTGCCAGCTTCTTATACTGCTGGTGCTGGTTTCTTGATTGATTCTGCTATTTCTAAAACTGATACGGTTATATCATATTCAGATGTATACAATAACTCAAGAGTTAAGGCTAACAAGTATGCATTTATAAATGATGAAGTTATATATATACAAAGTATAGATTACAACAATAATCAAATAACTATACAGCGTGGATTACTCGACACATACCCACAAGAACATAACGCAGGATCTTATCTATTCGCCACACAAGGCAATTATAGCGTTAATGAGTCATATTATATCAATGATGATTTAGATGTTAAATTATTACCTATCAAAAATGGATTTCAACTTGATCCAGCAGATGCAACAAAGAATGATTTAATCTTATCTTCAAGATATTACAAACCATATCCACCTAAAAATATAAAAATAAATAGCTTAGATGTATTAACAGAAAACATAGAGGTAATATTGGTTGATGCTGTTATAACGCTTGCAAGTCGTAACAGAATCACAGAAACAGGATCTTTATTTCTAGATTATTACGATGGTAGTACAGCGATAGAAGAAGACACCGAAAACAAAGTGGTTTTTGAGTTTTTCTTATCAGGAGTATCACAAGGTACAATAACAAAGACAACAGATACAAACTCAATCACATTAACACAATCAGAAGTATCTAACGATATAGGTACAAATACATTTGATGTTATAGCCACACTCTCATCAATTAGAGATACCGTAGAAAGCTATCAATCATTATCAGTTAATTTTGTATTTGATAACAATAGTGTGCTTGATGCTGATATTACAATAGATGTTTTTGAGGTGTTAGATGCTGATATAATAGTCAGTTTAACGGAGATATAATATGCCAGATATTCAGATTTCAACCAATATTAACAGCATGAACGAGGGTGACTCTAGCAATCTAGAGTTTGTCTATAGATACAGAGAGCAAGGCGAAACCGCATGGATAGAGTCTTCAGCTACATCAAATACAGATTATACAATATCAGGGCTTCCAAATTCTACAACTTATGAATGCCAAGTTTTAGCTACAGAAACTGTATTAAATAAAAGCTTAGAAACTCCGATAAAGACAATAACTACTAGTGGATCAGGTGGTGGAGATATTACTACTGGTCTAATAGCTCATTACACAATGGATAATATAAGTGGCAATACCCTTATTGATGAGCAAGGTTTTAGTGATGGTACATTATTTGGCGGTTGGACTGCTGTTGCTAATGGTATACAATTTGATGGTTCTACAGGGTATGCAGACCTAAATAATACGTTTAATTACATAACAAACACAAATATATTTACTATAAGTATTGATATTTATAGAAACTCTTCGACATTTGGTGACACTATAGATACTTTATTATCAAGCTCTTTTGCTTCAGCAACTAATGGATTATCAATAGCTTACGATAACAGAGTTGTAACCGGTTCAAATAAGATCATTAGATTATTTTATCAAGCCGATGCTCCAAACAATACAGCTACAGACATTCAAGTCACTAATAATATTCCATCTGATATCAATAAACATAATATAATTGCTAGTGGCGATGGTACAACTCTTAGATTGTATTTAGACAATGTTGAAATTGGGAGTGTTAATTTTGTTTCTACAGCACTGTCAGCTCCGAATAATATCTTTCTTGCTGCGTTTAATAATAATGGAACTGCTGGACTTTTTAGTGATGTAACTATTGGAGAAACAAGATTTTACAACCGTGCATTATCTCAAGCAGATAGAGATTTACTTAATGCTTAAATCCGACATTTAAAACTAGCCATACAATATATGTAAATTATTCAAAGATTAATCTTATGGCAACAAATTTTCATACAGTTAATTCTAATACTTTTCAACAAGTAGATCTTGCATCTATGGGCATATCAGATGGTGATGTTTTCAGTATTCAAAATCCCAGTGAAAGACCTATAGTATTTTTCAGTGGCTCATCACTACCAACTGAAACTAAAGGGCGTATTATATATCCTCATGAAGATAGGGGGTATGTTAAGGTTGCTGGGGAAAATCTTTATGTTAAGAAATTCCAAAGCATTGACCCTAATACAATAATAAACTTCGAGGTGTAATTTATGGGTTTTTTACCGCCTAATAATGTTGGCGCTGGCGGCGGTGGATCACAGCCAACCGTAACTACTGGACAAACAAATCAAGTAACTGTATCTAGCTCATCTACAATAGATGTATCCAATGATACTGATTATGTTTATACTGGTTCAACAGATTCTACATTAAGACTTAATACTGCCAGTCTATCAGATGATAGAGAGTTTAAAGTGTATTTTAATAACCGTTGTACATTAGAAATATATGAGGATGCAACAGAAATACAGTCAGATCTACAAATGATTGAAGATAGTTATATAATAATTCATAAGTCTGCTGATTTAGTTGGTGGATACAGTATAAGGGTTTAAAAAAATGATTAAATATGTAAATGGCGAATTTGTAAAGGTTGGTACTGCTGGTCAAACTCTTGATCAATTTCATCAAGATTATCAAATGGAAAACCCTAGAAGCACCAATGTTAGTCCAACATTAACAGACTGGCAATATAATGTCGGTAAAACATGGATTAATACAGATACAGATCAATATTATGTTTTAATTGATAATGCTCAGAATAATGCTGTATGGGTTGAAGTAGCAAGAAACTCACCAGCAATTAATGATATAACAACTAACACTACTGTTACATCTTCGATCAAAAACAATATAAATACTTTAAATATTACTGGTGCTGTAACTTTGACAATTGATGATACTAGTATAGTTAATATTGTTGCTGGAGATCAAATAGATTTTATTTGGCAGTCAGATACTGGATCTAATACTGTAACTTTTGCAACTGGTGGATCTCAAACAATAATATCAGAGGACAGTTTGCTTAATATTAGAGCTGTTGGATGTGCTGTTACTTTAATATATCTAGGTTCTAATACTTGGTCATTAATCGGAGCTTTAGCATGATAGCTGGAATAGTAGCATCTCAATCTAAAGTAGATTATAGATCAATTCTATTAGGGGAGCTTGAAACAGCTAAGGGATTTCTTATTACTGCTGAAAGCCAATATCTGTGGCAAAATACAGGAGGAACAACTCCAGTCACAACTGATGGTGATACTATTAGAAGAATAGATGACCAATCAGTTAATGGTTTTAATGGTACAGTGTCATCTAGCACAATATCTTATAGACCTATATACAGAACTACAGGAGGCGAATATCTTGAAACCACTTCACTTAGTACAAGAGTTTATTTTGATGTGCAAGGTCCATTTGATGGATTATTTATTTACGCAACAAGAAAAGGTATATACGCTGTAGATAAGACGTTTGGTGCAACTGATCCTTATATGAGTAATTTCTTCATATATGCTTTCTTGCCTGAGTTTATAGGGGCTTTTATTATAGAGGGTAAATCTACAGCTGACACATCTTTAATTGATACAGCTAAACAATTTTTCACATCTTTAGGCGCTGTTGAATCAATAGATGCAAGTTCTATAAATGGATTATACGCCGCTTTCGCTTATGGATTTAAGAGTATACCTACATTACCAGCTAGTTTACCTAATTGTGATACAGCTAGACTCATGACTTTTAGATCTACAGATATAGATAACTCAGATATACCATCTGATTTCTTTGATAAAATGCCAAATGCTACAACGGTGCAGTCTGTATTCCAAAGATCTGGTATAACAAGCGTTACATCTGGATGGTTTGATAGCTTAACTTCTTGTATTGTTTATGCGTATGCATTTGCTGAAACAGATATAACATCTTTACCGGACGGGTTATTTGATAATTCACCTAATGTTACAAATTTTACTGGCTTATGTAATGATTGTACGCTACTTACTGATGTACCGGCTGGATTATTTGATAATCAAACTGTTTGTAGTGCATATCAAAATGCATTTCAGGATTGTGCATTAACACAACAATCAGTTGATAATATACTTGCTTCCGTATGGACTTCTGCTAATACTAATAATATACAGAATGGTACTTTAGATCTTAATAGTGGCACAAGTTCAGCCCCAAGTGCGTCAGGATTAACTAATAAGACTAATCTCGAGGGTCTAGGATGGGTTGTTCGTGTAAATACTTAAACCTGTGGAAAAGTTTTATCTTTGCACCTTATTTGCACCTTATGAAAAATAATATTAGATATTTTATTTAACAAAACTCATTATTTTAAAAGCTCTTAAGTAATAATTTGTTAATTAGAGTGGCACACCCAGAGGGACTCGAACCCCCGCATTCGCCTCCGGAGGGCGACGCTCTATCCAGTTAAGCTATGGGTGCTATATCTAATTATGTATAAAACCGAAGTAAATCTTATCGAAAATATAATTATACACAAAAGCATATACAAGATAAAAAATAACAAAGCCAATATCAACAATAACTGCTTCTATTAGCCCCATATCTAGCATATATGCAACAAGAGGGATAGTAACAATTAAAAGACCAGCTTCAAAGAGAATGGCATGCAACACTCTTATAATAACTCCTCTTTTTGAGCGACACCCGCCTGTTTTATTCTCGACGATGTCAAAAATATAGTTATATACAAGATTCCATAGCATGGCTATTATTGATACTATGATAGCTAGTCCTGCGATATGAAACATATCTTTGTGTAGGACAAACATGGCAAATGGGGTGAAAATCACTATTCCAAAAAATTCAAAGCCTATTGTGTGAACTAAACGGGCAGTGAAGCTCATACTTTTATTGTTCAAAGTTATACCTCATGTTTTGTTGTTAATACTATATATTTAATTATGCTAAGTTATTTATGATATTCGCTAATTTGAGAGATTGATCCCAATCAATAGCATGTCCGGATTTATTTAGATAAATTGTACTTACTATAGATTTATTTTTTACTAAAGATATGGTTTTTTGAATACTATCAATATGCTCTATTTGATCATTCTTTGATAAGAATATTACAGTAGGTATATCAATATTAACAAAATTATTAATAGCATCTTTATTTGAAATCCATTCATTTCGAGCTATTTTCTGTTTCGCATAAACTTCTGGAGTAGGAAATAAAGTGCTTATATCAGAGTTTATAAATCTAGATTTTTCAGTGGTTAGATCTTTAGGAGAGTATTTATATAAATTATTGTTAAATACATAATTATAGATATCGTCATTACTATTGAATTTAGGAGTTTTTTTAAACTTTGTAGAGTTGTCATTAGCACTTGTTGGCAAAGGTGGAGATATTAAAAAGATTTTTTTAAATGATTTACTTTTATCAAAAGCTGTTTGTAGGGCAATTGTAGTTCCCATTGACCAACCTAATAGATACGTATTTTTCAAATTTAGTTTCTTGATGAAGGAGTTAGTATCATTTCCTAGATCATAGATGGAATAGTTTACATTTGAATTATCTTGACTTGTATTTATACCACGATAATCAAGAATATATAAGTTATACTTTTGCGAGAGTATATCTATAAAATCTTTTGGCCAAAAGTTAGCAGTAGTACCAATACCAGTTAACATAATAAGATTTAAGTCGCTCTTGGAATTGTTAACTTGATAATAATGAACCTTATTTTTGTTTATCATTATTTCTTTACTTTGGATATCTAAAGCAAAAATACTTGTTGTAATAGTAATAAGGAATATGGTCAGTACTATTTTCTTCAT